GGATTACAGGCCGGTCAAGTCCCGGCCTTTTTTTGTTTGCATCACAAGACACAATGTGATATAATGAATATATCAAGCGATAAGGCTTGAGATATACCCAAGGAGGGAACAATGGAAACAGTTAGAAATATCACCGTCGAACAGGCCCGCGACATGATTCACAGCATCGACACCAGTCTAATCCCCGAATGCCGCGACTTCGACACATACACCGAGACGGACGATATCTGGCGTATCGGAGATTACGGATACGTTGACGCCGACGTGTACGAGCAAGCGTTCCGGGAGTATGAAGCACGTAACGGGAAGGCCGAGTGGGCGAGCACCATGTACGTGCTTGAAGGCAATCAGCCGGACCGCCTCGAATTCTTCGTGAGGGAGTACAACCTCGGCGGAATGCCAATGCTGGACGGGCTTTTGGGTGCCCAGTTCGACAACGGGGACGCGGATAATGTGTATTTGACGAACGGCGAGGCATGGCCAATCTGAGTTAATGCATGTCCTAGTGTCCTAGCGTCCTAGCGTCCTAGTTGGCGTTATTCCGCCACTCAGGGCGTCCTAGTCACACGTCCTAGCACGTCCTACTAGGGCGCTGGAACATGTCTCTGCGTGTCGCTGATTGCTTAACCACACCACGTGTGATATATTATATATATCAAGCAAACGGCTTGACCTTATACCCCAAAGAGGTAACAATGAACAACAACCTGAAACCCATCGACCAACTGCTCGACAACTGGAAAGCCAACCTCACCGAACAAGTCCCAGCCCTCTACAAGCAGTACAAGGAAAAGCGGAAAGCCATCTGGCACGATCCCGAGCTCGACGGTTATAACAAGCTTAAGGCTCAGGCCGACCTTAAAAGCAGCTACGGCAAGATGGTTGTAGAACATGGATACGACTCCGTTTACGACCCCGTAAAGTTCGCCACGTTCCTCGACAAGGAAGCCTCCTACAAGAAGGCCGACATCATCGACCGTTGCAACGACAAAGCCGGAGGCATAGACGAAATCGAGTGGACCTACATCGGCCCCGATGGAAGAATCAACGGCATCATCTCCGGACCTAAAGGCCGCTTCTCGATCAAGAGCATTTTCGCGGGAGGATACAACATCCAAGCCTCCATGTGAGGGTCCTAGTCCACAAACTCAAGTAATCACATTTGTAATATCACGCAACATGTGATATACTTTATATATCATCACACTATCAGAAAAGGAACATTGAGATGGCAGCCAACAACCTCAGCAACAAGTTCATGCAAGTTCTCAACGAAGTCCCCAACTTCGTCACCGACGAAACCGCACAGGCAGGCAACCGGACTTACAAGTATCTCAACCTCGCCACGATACTTAAAACCATCAAACCGGTTTTCGAGAAGTACGGTCTGGCATTCAGCCAGCGCGTCACGTTCGACAACACGGGAGAAACGCGACAGGCCATCGGAACAGTGGAAACCATCATTTTCGATGATACAGACCAGATGATGGTCTGCTCCTATCCGTTCTTCGTGACCGGCGACCCCCAGCAGGTCGGTAGCGCGATCACCTACGCCCGCCGCTATAGTCTCTACGCAGTGTTGGGCATCTTCCCCGACAAGGACGACGACGGAGCGTATGCCAAGCAGCGTTACGAGACCGCAGACCGTGCGATCAGCGCCGAACAGTACGCCGATCTGGTCAAGGCTATGGATGCGCACAATATCACATCTGCGGAGCGCGGAGACTTCATCAACGGCACTCTGAAACGTCGGGTCAGGGGATGGAATGGACTCACGCAAACCGACCTGAACAGTCTGATGAACGCCGTCAACCGTGCCTTCTGCCTGAGTCCCGATCAGATCGAGAGGCTCGGCATGGAGGAGCGCGTGGCGGTTTACGAGGCTCTTTCGGGCGTCGGCGCCGTGATGGCGGGCAAATCCGTGACGGGCATCGCAGCGCTTACAATTGCGAAGCAGCTCGGCAGCCGATGGTGCGCGGGAAAGACCGCCCGCTGGGTGCCGATTGTCGGACAGGGTGCTGCGGCGGCTCTCTCCTACGGCCTCGTCAAGTGGCTCGGAGAGCAGCACGTCCGTGAATGCCTTGCGGTGCGAAGCCGCGTGGCCGCACTCCTGCCTTATGAAAAGGACAGCTTGAAGAAAAACGCACAACAATCATGAGTGAAACGAATGCAATGCAGCCCGCCCGCAGGGGCGCGGCCATGGTTCTCTTTTCCGGTGGCCAGGACTCCACGACGTGCCTTGCATGGGCTCTCTCGCGCTTCGAGAGGGTGGAGACTCTGGGGTTTGACTACGGTCAGCGCCATGCGGTCGAGCTCGAGTGCAGGAAGACCGTGCTCGAGAAGCTCCGCGCCTTCAGGCCCGAATGGGTGCAGAGGCTCGGCGAGGACCACATGCTGGACATGGGGCTTCTCGGCCAGATCAGCGACTGCGCGCTGACGCGCGAACAGGAGCTTCGCTTCATGGAGAACAACATCCCCAACACCTTTGTGCCCGCAAGGAACCTTCTGTTCTTCACGTTTGCGGCCGCGCTCGCTTACAGAAGAGGCATTGAAACGCTCGTGGGCGGCATGTGCGAAACCGACTATTCCGGATATGCCGACTGCCGCGACAACACATTGAAGAGCCTGCAGGTCTCGCTTTCGCTTGGCCTCGATGCGCCGATGGTCATTGAGACACCCCTCATGTGGCTCGACAAGGCTCAGACCTGGATGCTAGCGGAAGCGCTTGGTGGCAGGGAACTGGTCGACTTGATCCGTCTTGACACGCACACCTGCTATCTGGGCGATCATGAGCACGTTCATGAGTGGGGCTACGGCTGCGGAACGTGTCCTGCCTGTCAGCTTCGCGCAAAGGGCTGGGAGCGATATTGCGACCGATGACGGGCTGACAATCGGGGAGGAATCCTTGAGAGAACGGACGTGGCCGGGAGGCGCGTCCGTTTTTGCCGTCCGGGCGGAGGGAAGGGGAAACTGTGGATACAAAAAAAAGCAGGCCGTCTTCACAGTCTGCTTCTTGCAGTATGGTGGCTGGGGACGGAATCGAACCGCCGACACGCGGATTTTCAATCCGCTGCTCTACCAACTGAGCTACCCAGCCGCGCAAATTAGACGACCATTATATGCCCGCCTTTCGAAAAAGGCAATAGTACGGTCGTAAAAGAGGTGGATTGTACCGTAAATTTGGTATGTGCGGCGTACTTGCTCGATGCGGGAGGGCAGGCGAAGCGCGTGTGGTGCAGTGGACTGCGCGGATAATCCGGTCCTGAGCGGTTTCCAGAAAGGAAGGTTATGAATCTGAAGAACATGACCAAGTCTGCTGAAGGTACTGTTAAGGATCCGGGCAGGAACCTAAAGCAGAAGAGCGGCTTGAACCGTTCTTTGGCACGCGTTGCGCCCTATGGTATGAGGATGGCCATCCAATGGGCCTTGTTCAAGGCCGACGGACGGCTCATCCTCGTCGATCCGAAGTACACGAGCCAGACTCGTCCCAGGTGCGGATACACGAGTTCAACAAATCGACCTGCGCAGGCGCATTTCGGTTGCCAACTTTGCGGCTGCACTGAAAACGCGGACGTCGCAGGTGCACTCAACGTGCTGAAGAAGAGCCGGACAGGCTCAGTTCGCCCGTCAAGTGAACTTGGCAACAAGTCAGCGGCAGGAACCGTCCTTTTCTTCGCGTCTTGACGCGAATACGAGGAAACCCGGGTATTCACACCCGGAAGGATGTCAAAAAGAAAGTGTTGAGGCGCGTGCCGTTCGGGTAGACTCCGAGAAGGCGGTTCAGCCCGCTCCGACAATTGATCAACGAAGAGATCTTGAAGAACATCATGCTTAAGAAGAGTTTGTTTGTAGCCCTATGTGCGGGCCTTGCCGTCACCGTCTTTGCAGCAACGCCCCAGAGTGTCGAGGATGCGCTCATGCAGACGACCGGCCTCAAGGCGGACGCTGTCCAGAAGTCGCCCGTGCCCGGCATGTGGGAGGTCGTGGTTCAGGACAGGGTGTTCTATGTCGATGATCAGGCGCGCTACGTGCTCTACGGCAGCCTGATCGATACGGTCAAGCAGACGAACCTTACGAATGAACGTCTTCGCGAGCGGTCTCGCGAGCGCTGGAAGGAATGGCCGTTTCAGGATGCTGTCAAACAGGTCTTCGGCAAGGGTGAGCGCGAGGTTGTCGTCTTCTCCGACGCCAACTGCACCTACTGCCGCGCCATGGAGTCGGTCTATGCTCAGGTGGGCAACGTGACGGTCTACACCTTCATCACGCCGATGCTGCGCGGAGAGACGAATGCCCGCGAGATCGTTTGCGCCAAGGATCGCGCCAAGGCCTGGCATGAATGGATGGGCAACAATGTGCGTCCGAACTCCGTTCTGGCGGGTTGCGACACGAGCATGCTGCAGCGCAACCTCGTGCTGGCCAATCGCCTCAACGTGACAGGCGCGCCGACCTTCTTCTTCAAGAGCGGCGACAGGGTGACGGGCGCCATGGCGGCCTCTCAGTTCGAGAAGCTCGTCTCGACGGTGGAATAAGCCTCGAAGTTTTTGACGACAAAAAGGGAGACGTTTCGAACGCCTCCCTTTTTGTCTTTGCGGCCTGCCCTTCGGCGTCAGCGGCGGACCATGATGTCCTCGGGCTTCATGCCGTTGGGTACGAGCACCCAGGAGAATGTGTTGCTCTTCTGGCGGCCAGCAGCCTCGCCGGCCTTGTCGCCGAATCCCCAGAAGTAGTCGAAGCGGATGATGCCGCGAATGGCG